AAAAAGTAATACTACAGTATTAACTATTGACTGTAATAAAGGGGCTAAAATCTTCATCGGATTTTTCGGCATCTTCCAACACCTCATAAACCCAAGAAACCGGCACATCAAGCACCGCGGAGATTGTTGAGGGGTGGGTACCCTGCTCTAACATCAATTCGATATCCATGTACAATTCGTTTACTTTACTCATTTTATATCCTTTTTATTTAAGCCGCTTGCAACATGTTAGCGGGCACTCTCCAGTTACCACCAAATGCTTTGCCGTTTTCACGGACGATGATATATTTACGGTTGACCTTTTCAACAGTACCGAGAACAGTCTGACCAGATCGGGAATTAGTGAATTTCACTTGCGAACCTGCACGTAGGGTGAACTTGGCTTTCTGTGCAAGTTGACCCCTGGCAAACTTGATAGCATCCCCGATAGAATTCAGGTCTTCATTAGAAAAAGTGCCTGCGATGATAGCACGATTGATTTCTTGCAATGTCATTTTAAGTCCTTTAGTTAACTGTCTAAGATTCTATTGTATACCCAAAGTGATTTATTGTCAACCTTTGGCTAGATATCGCCCTCACGCTCTTTGGGGAGAGCAAAGCCCCAATCAGTAGTTACCCCGTTGATAGTATGAGGTTCGTCAGCATCATAAGTCCAGCCCAGGCACTTCATCATGCGGTGCTTGACCAACAAGTTAGGACTACGGAATGCTTCGGTGTCGTCAAAGCCAAGCATGACGCCTACCTCACAAACTGCACCGCTACGGCAGACACCAGCAACACAATGAACAATGACGTTCATTTGGTTAGCTAATGCATGTTGTAAATGCGCAACTAGTTGGTTGGCTTGCTCTTGACTGCAACGCATTTCTTCGTCCAATGCAAAGTCGTGCTCCTCAATGTCAAGGAATTGGAACTGATGCACTTCTTTGAAAGTGTGCTTTGGAGTAGGAAAGTCTCCAGGTGGGTCAACGATTTGAATGAGCATGGCGTTCTCTCCGGGGTTGATGTGAAACCCCTTTGCAATATCGCTCTTTGCTACGTTTTGAATCCAAGGCATAATATCTCCAATTAAAGATAGTATACTACACCTTGGATTTATTGTCAATTATTTTTGTAAAAATAACGGTTCTGATTTTTGAAGTCACCTGACAACATACCTTTGTATTTGTGACAGAGTGGGCACAATTCCGCGCCGTTCTTTGGGACATTGTTCAAGTGATTACCGTCGATATGATCGATTTCAGTTTTGCCAATAGCCCAAGGTGCCTTATTGTAATCAATAGCACACTTGAAACCTAAGTGACCGTCTTGATTAGAACACTTACCTGTACGAAACGGGGTCACCCCTTTAGCAAAAGGATGCTTGCCATAGCCTGCTTGATGACAGTGACCGCAAACAGGGCGATATCTCTGACCGCTATTAGCAACTGGTTTGTTGCAACCTTCATTGATGCATGTTGGTCGTGCGGGGAAGTTAAAAACGTTAGACATGAAAAACCCTTTTAGTGTTTACGATACCCGTATTATACACGAAAAGGGTTAGAAAAATCAACCGATTTTTAAAATATTTTTAAGTATTTCTATTGGTCAAAATTTTGTCAATCAAGCCATACTCAAGTGCTTCCTCAGCACTCATGAATTTGTCTCGGTCCATGTCACGTTCGAATTCTTCGTATGTCTTACCTGCACTGTTGTGCTTGACATAGATTTCGGTCAACCGCTTTTTAAGATATGTGATTTCTTTGTATGAAATTTCAATATCGCTTTGCATACCACGAGCACCACCGCTTGGTTGGTGAATCATATGTCGTGCATTAGGTAACATCATACGCTTTCCCTTACTGCCTGCTTGTGCTAACAGGCTACCCATACTACATGCTTGTCCCATAACAATAGTTTGAATATCAGGCTTGATGAACTGCATAGTGTCATAGATTGCCATACCAGCAGTGACACTACCACCGGGACTATTGATATACATGCTGATATCTTTCCCGCTATCTTCACTTTCCAAGAATAGCAATTGGGCAACAATTAAATTTGCCATTTGGTCATGTACTTCGCCCTCAAGCAAGATGACACGGTCACGCAGTAAACGGCTATAAATGTCATAGCTACGCTCACCGCGGGCTGTTTGTTCTAAAACGATAGGGACTAGACTCATAAACTTCCTTTGTATAAAATAATTACTATTATACAGGAAGTTTATGAAATGTCAACGCTTTTTACGCCCGACGTTGCCCACTTCGGGTGCTGAGGTTTTTGATTTTGCTTTTTTGGGAGCACTGCCACCTGCTAGGCTATCTGCTTTGGACATGAAATCATCATCGGTATCCAAACCAGTATCCGGATCAGCTACAGTTTCATCACCGGGTTCTGAGCTTACACTATTATCAGTACGGCCCAATTTAAAACTGAATCCATTTGATAGCGGGTCGGTGGTACTTGCTTTATTTTCTAAACTAATTTTACCGTCTAGTTTTGCAGGCCATTGTGTAGCAAATGTTAGCTGACCACTCTTATAGTCACAATATTGTTGTATAAAGTTCATTTCTAAAATCTGCAAGATAGCATCCCTGAATTCAGGTATAGCATCTTTTTTGTTTATAGCTTCATCAACTACTTTTCTAATACCATACAATACCTTACCACCTTCAGTGCCTCCACCAGTAACGTTGGACCATAATGACTTGTACTTTTTAGGCATACCTATTGGGTTTGCCGACTTTCTAGAATCATTACTTTGCTTGCATAGTGCAGGTAATTTGGGTTCTTTCTGTGAAAAAGGCAAAAACGGATGATACCTCTCATCAATCGAATCTGGGTTTACACTATAAATTAAATCCATCAGATTGAAAATAGACATTAACACAGAATCATTTTTGCAAATGTCAATCAATTTAACAACAGATTCATAGTTAGGATCTGATTTGACATGATCGGGTACTACCAGACCCGAGATAGCAGGAGCTGCACCGCCACCGGTACCTTTACTAGAAATGTTTAGTGTATGACTTGTGGTTGGATTGGTAATAGTTGCATAGCTATCTGCTAAGTTCGTGTTTGCCTTACTAGGGAAGTTCAATGTTAGTTCATCTATGCTAGCACCCAACCATTGCTGAAACTGTGCCTTACGTGGGAAACGACTACGATTGTATAGTAATGCTAATACACCTAAATATTCACCAGCATAATCAACAATTGCTTTACGCACTTTTTCTTTTTCAGTACCAGTGTATTCCTTAGGCAACATAACGTGTTCACCTGAAACAATATACTGTGCTAGCTGTTGAATTACTTGTCCATAGTCAGTACTAGACAATGCCGGGTTACGTGCAATAACTTCGTAAAAATCTTCTGCAGGATAATTTTGATCTACTATTCCAATTTGACCTGGTTTTACTATCAATGCTTCTTTACCTGCGGCACTAGGAGCTTGACCTGCAGTAGGTGCAGCGCCACCAAAATCTTTTGTTTTGGCTAGACTACTCAAGGCTATCTCGTCTCCGTCAGATAGTCTTGCTTTTAAGCTACCCTTGAACATATCTTGTGCTCTTAAATTTAAGAAGCGTCTTGCCTCCCTAGGATCAACGATAACTTCGTCCCCGTCTACCGTGGTAAAGGGTTTTTTACCTTCTATGTATTCTATAAATTTTTTAAAACGAGCATCATATTTTATGATTTCGCCGGCACTTAGACCGACAATGCCCGTACCTTCGGATAGTTGTTGGATTAGATTGATGTATTCACGCATAATGAGTATTTATGCTTGTTAACACTTAAATAAGTTTTGATGACGAAACCACCTGCGCATCCCATGTGATCTTTTTAGCGATATGCCTCGCTTGGCTAACTTATCACGGAATATGAAAAAAGTAGGACCGTGACTCATTAATGGTTTTTTGCCTTCTCTCACCCTTTTATACCCTATAACATCCCATTGATATTGATGACACATTTCATGTGCTAACGTAGTGATAAGCCATTGTTTGCAAAACCATTTATCCATTAGTCTTATCGTACAGTTTGATTTTGTCTTGTCAGAATGCAATACCAACGCATTTGCTGAACACAATCCCCAATACGTCCTACAATTTGGCATGACTTCTATCTTGGGAATAGGTAACTTGTTATTGAAAATTTCTTTGTTTATGACTTTAAACAATGCCAAAACTTCTCTCTCACTTGTCCTATATCGCAGTTTCTTTTGAAAAGTTCTATTGGGCAGGTCCTCGGACATTAAATCTAGAAGTGTATTAGATTTTGGCATACTGTATTTAGTATAAAAATTTAGTATTCTATGTGTACCGTTAAATACTATGCTAACTATTTTTTAGGAGAATACGATGGAATTAGTTATTATATTGGCTGTAGCAGCCGTTGGAGTTTGGTACTTCTTTTTCCGTGACAAAGAGCTAGTCAAAGAAGCAACAAGCGAAGCACCTTATAAGGTAGATGTGCCACCTGTAGTAGAACCTGCAAAGGTCGAACCAGTAGTAGAGGCTCCTGCTGTTGTTGGCAAGTCAGCCGATGACCGAGTTGAGGCCCCTGCCCCAGTAGTAGAGCCAGTCAAAGCGAAACGTCAAACAAAACCCAGATCAGAGAAGGCGCCAGCAGCACCTGCAAAAGCACCTGCAAAAGCACCTGCAAAAGCACCTGCAAAAGCACCTGCAAAAGCACCTGCAAAGCCACGTGCGAAAAAAGCACCTACAATGACTGTTGCTAAATAACAGATGAAAATTGGGTTCGACTTAATAAGTGATTTGAATCTATCACCAAATGATAGCTTCAATTGGGAAAATAAAGCAACAAGTTTATATTGTATAATTGCTGGTAATATCAGCAATGACATTAGAACTATTGCTTTGACCCTAGGTCACCTGACTAAGTTTTATCAGGGAGTTTTCTATACCCCGGGTTCATTAGAATTCGAAGGTATAGAAGACTATGATAAACGTATTAAAGAAATATCACTTGTTTGTAAAAAAATCAGAAACGTTGCGTTATTACACCATCATGTTGTTATAATTGATGGTGTCGCCATACTAGGATGCCCGGGATGGTATGGTGGTGAGATTGACAATGATTTTGAAGAAAAACACAGTATAAGTAGATTTGAGGACTTGGTATACCTCAAGAGTTCTATTGACAGACTACAGAAACATTTAGATGTCAAAAAGATTTTATTATTGACTAACAGTGTTCCTAATGAAAAACTATATTTTGGACAAGTTCCATCTGATGCACAGGTGTTGCCTGAATTGTCAATGGTCTTACTTGCTGACTTAGAATCAAAAGTTTCTCATTGGGCATATGGCTCATATGAAAAAATAGTTGATACTAAGATAGATAGCATCAACTATTTGTGCAACCCTTATTATAAGAGAAATCCTTACTGGGCTAAAAGAATAGATATTGAAGTTTAAACTTCTGCTTCTACCTTCACTTGTAACGGATATCCTTGTGCCCTAGCATCTAATGTAACTTCGATACCTTTCTGTTCTGCGATTTCGTATGGAAGAATCGCAACAATCGCACTACCTTCCTCATGAATATTCTTAGTGATATTCACTGCGGTGTCAGAGGTGTAGTTGAAATAATCAACAAGTGAACCTACTACAAATTCCATAGTTGTAACATCATCATTGATGTAGATGATTTTGAACAATGGGGGTTCTTGTAGACCGACATTTGGTTTGATCTTTACTTTAGTATCTGTTTTAGACATTTTTTTCTTTCAAAAAGTGTGCGATCGGGATGACCGCACACACTATTACATTATATTATTTAGTGTAATTAATTGCAATAGCTTTTGGCTTCTTTTCTTCTGGAACTCTGCGTTCCAAATAGATGGTTAGAATGCCATCTTGTTGACTAGCATTAACAACTTCGACATGTTCAGCAAGTGTAAACTCACGTTCAAAGTCTCGGCTACTAATTCCACGATGTAAGTATTCATGCGATGCATTTTCATTACGTACATTTCGTCCCTTAATAGTCAATAGACGGTTGTCTAAATTGATTTCAATTTCTCCTTCACGGAAACCAGCAGTAGCAACTTCAATATAGAAGGTATCTTCTGTCTGTTTTACAATATTGTATGGGGGATAGTTGAGGGATTGTTGACTATTGATTCGCATCAATTCATCAAACATGTTATCGAAACCGATACCAAATTTAGTGATTGACGGAATGTCGAGGGAACGAAGGGATAAAGTTTTTGTCATGTTTTTCTCCTATTAAGCAAGTATGACGTTTGAATTCAGACCCGACCATCGGCATCTGAACACGTATTTATTATACACAAAACACGCAAAAAATTCTACTATTTAGGTCAACAGTGATTTAGGTTCTAGCACCATAGCACGTGATATGTTTATCTCAGTGATATTGTTCTTACTGTAATTCCTAAGATTATACATGTGAGGCATCAACACCTTTTCAATTTCAGTGTGTAGCCCACGTGCACCTGTCTTTAGTTTTAAGCAATTTTCTGCAATCTGATCCAGTGACTCAGGTTCAAATGTTAACTTAACTTTGTCAATCTCAAACAAGTATTGATACTGATTGATATAGTTGTTTTTGATTTCAGTTAATACTTGTAGCAACTGTTCTTTATTCAAATCTTCCAATGCTACTGTAGTAGTGAAACGTCCAATGAACTCAGGAATCATACCAAATCGTGTTAGATCGTCCGGTGTAACATGTTCAAGGCTTATTTGTTCATCACTAGATTTGATTGAAGCGCCGAATCCAATTGTAGTACCCTTCTTGCGTGACTTTATAATATCTTTCAGTCCAACAAATGCACCACCTGCAATGAATAATATGTTCTTTGTGTTAACTTCAAGCATATCGCCGCCTGGGTGCTTACGACCACCACTAGCTGGAATGCGACATGTAGTACCTTCGACTAGTTTAAGCAACGCTTGCTGAACACCTTCACCACTCACATCTCTTGTGATACTAGTACCTTCAGACTTACGGGCAATTTTGTCAATTTCATCAACAAATACAATACCCTTTTCAGCTAATTTAACATCACCACCGGCTGCATTGACAAGCATACTAATCATTGATTCGACATCATCCCCTACATAGCCTGCTTCGGTCAAGCTTGTAGCGTCAGCCACGATCAACGGAACATTTAGAAACTTTGCCACAGTCTTCGCTAGTAAGGTTTTTCCTGAACCAGTCGGTCCAACTAGTAAGATGTTACCTTTTGAAATTTCTAAGTCTTTAGGTGGATTTTCAATTCGTTTATAGTGGTTAGCGATAGCAACGCTTAATACCATTTTAGCAGAACTTTGGCCAATCACATACTTGTCTAAGTATGCTTTGATTTCTACTGGATCTAAGTTAGGCGGAGTGTCTTTGTCTATATCAATAGTTACATCGTCTTTTATAAGTTGTGTGCAAAGGTCTATGCAATCACTGCAAATTGCTACGGACTCACTTACGATTAGCTTTTTGACTACATCTTTGTGATTGCCGCAAAAGGAACAATGGTCTAGTTTGTTGTTTTCTTGGGTCATTCTTTATATATCATGAAAAAATTAGCAGTATAAATTATACTGCTA